TGGCCAAATGTGGTGCACACAGCCCTGGGGTTTGATGCGGAGGACACCACAGAGCGCACCGCCTACACTGGTGACGGAGCGCCGAAGGTGACAAGCAATTTGGCGCTGAGCAGCAACCAGCCCACAACCAACCCCACAGTGAGCCGCCCGCTCGGGCTGCCTGCACCAGCCACAGCGCTGTTCGCCAACGTGGTTTTGGCGGCACCAGACCCAGACGAGGGGAAGTACCGGCTGCTGATTTCCGCCAAGCAGGTGGCCGCCCTGACTGGTGGCAGCGAGTACCGCCTTTCTGTGGCGGGGCGCGACGCCCAGACATTCACGCTGCCCGGCACGGAGACGAGCAAGGTTTCTGCCGCTGAGCTGGCGGTGGTGCTGACCGGGCTGCAGGGCATCAAGGCCGTTGTCGCTGATGAAAAAGACGAGGATGCGCCACTGGGCGTCAAGGTGACGGGCACAGAGGTGGGCAAGGCTTTCACGCTGGAGCGCCTGACTGGCACCACGCAAAACTACGATGCTGCTGCTGCCACGCTGACGCAGCTGTTTTCATCGGTGGGGAACATTGGGCCGACAGCCACTCTGCTGAGAGCCACGGCCACCACCAGCGCGGGGTTCAATGTCGTCATCACCGACGCCATGCTGGAAACCCTGGCGGCCGGAGACACGCTGACCTGCACGGTTTCTGGGGACTTCCGCTTTGGCGTGACTATTGGAGGCAAAAGCCGCTCCAGTGTAGTGGCCGCGCTGACGGCTGGCGGCGTGCAGGCCACAGCGCAAGATTACGTCCCTGGTGGAGTTGCTGACTACAGCGAAGCCTCCAGCGGGAACTACGAGGGCCAGCCTGGTGGTGTGCGCATCAATGTTGGGGCCACTTCTACCGCGGCGACGGTGGAGATTCAACGATCATCGGGGGCGACTGCCGCGCTGGTCATCACGCAGGCCTGGCTGGCCGCCAATGCCAAGGGTGGTGACAAGTGGCAGGTGCAGATCGGCCAGGCGGCACCAGTCGCTATCACCCTGACGGCGGGGGCGAACACCTACCCTCCAGCGGTGACGCCTGCCTCACTCAAGCAGGCGCTGTCTGCGGTGTCAAAAATCGTCGCCACAGAGGAATCTGCAGGCGGATCTACCCAGCTTCGCATCGAGGCCATTGGCTCTGGCGCGAGCATCACGATCAAGAAGATCACGCCTGCGGCCACCAAGGTGTGGGGCGAGGCGGCAGCTGCCACGGTCATCGGCCCCAAAAAGCGCAAGGTGGCTGACTACTTCTACGTTTACACCTATGTGAATGACTGGGGCTGGGAGAGTGCGCCGAGCCCAGTGAGTGCCGCGGTGGAGCGCACCATTGACGAAACGGCGATTCTGTCCAACCTGGCGTCACCACCTGGCGGTGGCTACAACATCAATCGCGTGCGCGTGTACCGCACCCAGGCTGGCACAACCGGAAGCGCAGATTTCTTCTTTCTGCTGGAGGCGGCTGCGTCGGTTTCCACGGTGAAGGACACGGGCCAGAAGATTGGCGAAGTGCTGACCACCAAGAATTGGCTACCTGCGCCAGGTGTGCCTCGCGGCGGTGCTGTGAGTTTTACCGAGCAAAACCTGCACACCCTCACGCCGATGTGGAACGGCATGCTGGCAGGCATCACCAATGGGGCGGTGCGATTCTGTGAGGCTTATGTGCCCTACGCCTGGCCGATTGAGTACGACGCAGTGCCACCTGACGGCCGCGCGGTGGGGTTGGGGGTGTTTGGGCAGAACCTGCTGGTGCTGACCACTGGCAAGCCTATCCTGGTGTCTGGTTCTTCCCCGGACTCGCTGGACCAGGCGCCCCTGGACATCCCGCAGGGTTGCATTGCGCCGCGCTCGGTGGTGAGCATGGGCGCTGGCGTGGCCTGGGCATCGAACGATGGGCTGTGCTGGTACGGCGCAGGCGGTGCACGGGTGTTGACGGCCAGCGCGCTGCTGCGTGAGGACTGGCTCAAGCTGCGCCCTGAAACCATCATTGGGCAAATGTACGAAGGCCTGTACTTTGGCAGCTATGAGCCAGCAGCAGGGGCCCCGCGCAAAGGGTTCATGGTGGACCCGGCCGGTGGCGCTGGCATTTTCTTCCTGAGTGAGGGGTTTGACGCTGCGCACTTTGATAGCTCACAGGATCAACTGTATGTGCTGCGCGGGACGCGAATTCTGAAGTGGGACGCGGCCGAGGGTTTCATGTCTGCGACGTTCCGGTCAAAGACCTTTAGGCAGCCACAGCCGACCACGTTCTCCTGCGCAGAGGTGGTGGCCAGCGCTTACCCGGTGCGGCTGACCATCCTAGCCGATGGGGTGCAGCGGTTTTCTGCAGAGGTGCACAGCCGTGAGCCGCTGCGTCTGCCCGCGGGGTTCCGGGCCATGGATTGGGCCATCGAAGTGCAGTGCACTGGCGCAGCCGCCATTCAGGCAGTCATTCTGGCCACCAGTATTCAGGAGCTTGCTGCGGTATGAGTGAAGACAAGCGCCTAGACATCCCAGCCCCTGGCTCGCCCAACTTTGAGGCACGCATTCGGGAAACGCTGCAGGTTTACATGGGCCTGCGCGGCGACCCATTGGACAAAGGGTTGACTCTGCGCGACCTGACGGATATTGGGCTGCTTGAGTATGGTGGAGGTCGTGGGCCCAACACGACCATTCGGCCGGGGCGCGTGTATCCAAACATCCCCACAGAAGACCAGACGGAGGATCTGACGCCGCCGCCAACGCCCACGGGGTTCGCGCTGGACGCCGGGATTACCAATGTGTTCATTACGCACGATGCCCCGACCTACACTCAGGGGCGTGGCCATGACCGAACCATTGTTTATGGCGCCAAGCGCAACAGTGGCGACCCGCTGCCAACCTTTGCCCAGGCGACGAGAATTGCGGACTTCATCGGGGAGGTTTACGGATACCCCACTGACCCGGCCACGATTTGGCACATGTGGATCACCTGGCGCACGCGCGACGGCGTGGAGTCGGTCACACCTGCAGGCGGCATCAATGGCCTGCAGGTGCGCACGGGCGAAGATGTGCAGCGGCTGCTGGATGCGCTCAATGGGCAAATCACTGGCTCGGAGCTGAACACCGAGCTGTCGCAAGTCATCGACGACTCGATGGCGGGGGTGAAGTACCTGGCCACGCAGTACGGTATGCGCGTGCAGGTGGCGGCCGATGGCAAAAAGCTGATCGGCGGATATGGCCTTATGGGCACGAACAGCGCAGAGCGCGGGCCCAGCATCGACTTCGGGGTGCTGGCCAACAGGTTCTATGTGGGGGCGCCATCTACCGATGGTGCGATTAGCTCCACCCGGCCGTTCATTGTGCAGACAACGCCAACGACGATCAACGGCGTGGAGGTGCCTGCCGGTGTGTACATCGAAGACGGCTTTATCAAAAACGGCACGATCACCAATGCCAAGATCGCCAATGCGGCCATCGACGACGCGAAGATCAAGGATTTGTCGGCAGACAAGATCAAGGCCGGGTCCATCGCTGTCGGGCAGTACATCCAGAGTTCAACCTACAACCCCACCAACACCAAAGGGTGGCGCATCACAGGCGATGGCCTGGCAGACTTCCGTGAGGTGGTTGTGCGCGGCGGCGTGTTTGCCAACTACGGGGCGATTTCTGGCATTGCGATCGACCAGGACGGCCTGAGAACGGCGCCCTATGGTGTGGGGCCTGGGTTCTACCTTGGCAACGATGGGCGGTTTTCGCTGGGGTCGGCCCTCACCTGGAGCGGAACCAAGCTCAACATCCAGGGGGACGCCACGTTTTCCGGGGCGCTGGCTGCGGCCACTGGCACATTCAAAGGCGAGTTGTCGGCGGCCACTGGCACATTCAAAGGCGAGTTGTCGGCGGCCACTGGCACGTTCAAAGGGTCGCTGCAGGCGGCGAGCGGTTCTTTTTCAGGAACCCTGACTGCGGACGCCATCAACGCGGTGAGCACCGTCAACATCGCAGGCAACGCGGTCAGCACCATGTTCACAGACACGGGCAACAGGTCTGCGACAATTGTTGTGAATGTGCCAGAAGGAGAGGTATGGGAAGCACAGTTGCTGGCTTCGTGGCAGGGGCTCCAGTCGGCTACTTATTGGGCCACAGGCAGCGATGAGCCAAGATATGAAATTACTGGGGGGGTGCCATGGTCGTTGTTTTCTATTGTCACCCCGTCTAGTAATGATGGGTACTCAAACTTCCCTATCCCATCCTTAAGTAGGTCGTCGCGCGTAACGTTGTCCCCAGGCGCAAACACGTTGTCCTGTTCTTTGTATTTCCCAGGCGGCGAGCCCCGCGTCGAGACAACGCTCATCGCATTTGTGAGAAAACGATAATGACCGAAATTAGAGAATACACCGTAGTTACCTCAGATGGCGAAGTCGTGCGCCATGGAAAAGCGGAGGTATTGCCTGAGCCGCCACAAGGGTGTCTGCGCTTGATAGGGGTACTTCCTCCCAACGCGCCGAGTTACTGGGACGGCGAGGTATTCATCTTGAAGCCACCACCCCCTTCTGCGCACCACATCTTCGACTACACCACCAAACAGTGGGTTGACCCCCGCACCGAGCAAACCCAGTGGCCCGTGGTGCGCTCCCAGCGCAACGCTCTGCTCTCCGCATCGGACTGGACACAGCTACCAGACGTGCCGTTAGCAACCAAAGAGACGTGGGCCATCTACCGGCAGGCCCTGCGGGATGTGACGCTGCAGTCCGACCCGTTCAACATCGTGTGGCCGGTGGCGCCTGGCTGACGTTGACTCCGAGCATTCCTCGGACACAGTAACCCGAAGGCCCAGCCGGGCCACTTTGAGGGTTCCTGTGCTCGTTCCATCCCAGTCCTTTGATTACGACCTGGACCAGGTGCTGCCCTTTGTGCAGTCCCTGATACCAGGCCTTGCCCGCTCCGATGGCATGCGCTGTATCGGGCTGCGTAAGCACGGCGAGCTGGTAGCGGCTGCCGTGTACGAGGGATTCAATGGGCAGAACATATGGGTGCACCTGGCTGGCGTGCCTGGGCAGCACTGGATGACGCGCGATTTCTTGCGTGCCGGTTTCGCGTACCCATTCCTGGTGTGCGGGGTGCAGCGCCTGAGCGGCTATGTGAATTCTTCCAACCTGGCAGCGCGGCGGCTGAATGAGCACTTTGGCTACCAGGTGGAGGCGACTTTGAAAGGCGCGGCGCCGGATGGCGGCGACGTGCTGATTTACGTGATGTGGCGAAAGGACTGCCGGTATGTATGAACACTTGATGTTGCCACTGGGCGCTTTTGAGCCCAGGCCAGGCGGGGGTATGCGGCTGTATGGCGGCAAGGGCAACTCCGCGCCACCCCCAGATCCGCGGCTGATTGAGGCGCAAATCCGCTCCATGGGCATTCAGGATGACGTTATCAAGCGCATCATGCAGCAGTCCGAGGACATGCTGCCCCTGCAAAAGGAGCAGTTGCAGTTCGGTCTGGACAGCTCGCGCACGGCCTACGACCAGTCGCAGGAGGATCGCACTTGGATGCTGGACCGGCGCGGGGCGCTGACCACCATGCAGGACACGCTGACACAAGATGCGCGCTCCTTCAACACCGAGGACAAGGCCAACGAGCTGGCTGGCAAGGCCATGGCCGATGTCAATCAGGGGTTCGCCAATGCCGAGGGGCAGCAGAGCCGCGCACTCGCTCGCATGGGCGTGAACCCTTCCAGCGGCAAGGCGCTGGCAATGGGAAACCAGACCGCGATTGCCAAGGCGACCGCACTGGCCGCCGCTGGAACTGGCGCACGGGACCGCGCACGCACGGAGGGTTACGCGCTGACCGACCGCGCCACGAATGCGCTTTCTGGCTATCCAGCCATGGGCATGCAGGCCACCGGGGCTGGCGCTGGGTTCGGCGCTTCGGGCATCAATCTTTCCAACCAGGGGCTGGCTGGGATGAACAGCGGGTTCGGCGCAGCCGGGACGATGGCGGGGCAGATGGGGCAGAACGCCACCAATATGTTCGGAGCGCAGGCCAGCTACAAGAACCAACAAGACCAGATTGCGGCTTCGAGCAACCCAATGGGCGCCCTGCTGGGTGCTGGTGCGCAGCTTGGTGCGGCGGCAATTGGCAAGTATTCCGACCGCCGCCTGAAACAAAACATCGAGTTGGTGGGCCGCGACGAGCGCACCGGCTTGAGCCTCTACGAGTTTGCCTACAAGGACGCACCGCACGAGCGCTGGCGTGGTGTGATGGCTGACGAGGTGCTGCAGGTGATGCCATCGGCGGTGCACACCAATGAGGAAGGCTTCATGTCTGTGGACTATGGCGCCCTGGGTATCGAAGTGACACAAGTTGGAGAAACGCCATGAGCTTTGCGGAACAGTTTTTAGCGGGCCAGAAGTTCGCGCAGGGCTTGATAGAAACCTACCGGGACGCACGGCAACGCCGTGAGCTGGATGAAATCTCCAAAGCCCAGCCGGTGAACGCAGACTTTTTGAGCGACGATGCAAGCGCCAAGGTGCAGGCAGCGGCCGCAGACCCGACGCAACAGATCGGCTACGACACAGGAGCCAAGGCGTACATGGCCACGCCAAAACTTGGCGAAAATGAGATGGGCCCAGCCCAGCCAAAACAGATTGCCACGGCTGTGCCCATGACCGAGCTTCTTGGCAAGCGCACGCCTGGCACGATGACCCCAGAACAAGTGAGCAGTGCCAAGTTCAAGGCCATGGCCGATGTTGTCTCGAAATATGACCCCATCCAAGGCATGCGCCTGCAGCGTGAGGTGAAGCAGGGCGAGCGCGATGACAAGCGCTGGGAACGGGAGAATGCAACCGCGACAGAAGCCGAAAACGATAAGGCGTTTGCAGAGAAGCTCGACGCGCAGGTGGGCGACTGGTTCAAGGGGCGATTGAAGAACCCTGATGGCACCGAGCGCGCACCTACTGTGGATGACCACTTGGCTGCCAGCCAGTACCGGGCAGCCCAACTGATGGGCGCCGGGAAGATTGACCAGGCCGGGCAGGTGCTGAAGGACTACGCTGCGCAGTCGCTGGTGAAGATTCAACTGCAGGGGGCGCAGCGCAAAGAGGCGCTGGGGCGGACTGCGGCTGCGTTGGCCTCTGGCGACCTGGATGCCGTCAAGGAGTTTTACAACGAGTTCGTGCCCGATGGGGCGCGTGTTACCGATGTGAAGCGCGGGGCTGGTGGTGAACTGGTGATCCAGCGTGAGAGTCTGGACGGGCGAGCCTTGCCCGTCTACACCATGAAGGACACTGGGCAGCTTTTGTCTGTGCTCAATTCGTTCAATGACCCGATGGCTCTGTATAGCTGGAGCCAAAACGAATTCAAGAACAACATTGACGCTCGCAAGACTGCTGTGGCCGAGCGCAATGCGGATATTGCCGAGCGGCGCCTTGGGGCGTTGGAAGCGCGGGCAAATGGTGGCGGCGGCTCCGGTTCCGGTGGAGCCTCGGGTGCTGGTGCGGCTGGGTGGAAGGAGCGGCGCGAGGTGCTGGGGGATTTTGGCAAGCTGCTCCCCAGCGCCGATACGGCCGCGACGCCGCAAGAGGCCGAAAAAATCCAGGCCAGCAACACACAGGCGCTGGCCAAGGCGGACACCCTGTTTTCCACCAACGCGCAGTTTGGCAATGTGCTGACCGCGCCCCAGTTGCGCGCTGCCATGGTGCAGGCTGAAGTATCGCCAAAGAGTATTCGCACTCAGGTGGATACGGAATCTGGTATGGCCTTCAAGTACGTGGTGGTCAACGGAGCCAAGGTCATTGTGGATGTATCGACGGCTGCGGCGCAGAAGCAGGAAGCGCCCGCAAGCAAGCAAGATGCTGCAACAGGCGGCAAGACAGATACGGTAAATCCAAGTCCAAAGCCCGCTCCTGCTCCATATGTTCCGCCCGCAGACAGCCCGGCTGGTAAGGCGAAGGCCGCACGCGAAGCTGCACAGAAGGCTGCGCAACAGCAACAAATGCAGAAAATTGCAGCCGTCACCAAAGCGGCGTCAGACGCTCTTGCCAGCAAAGACCCATCGGCCGCCCAAGCCGTGCAGGACATGCCGGGTTTTGACTCGCTACCGACCGCCCAAAAGGCAGAAATTCGCCGTATTGTTTTTGGCCGTTGACCTGTGTGGAGAAGCTGCGCGCCCACCAGTCGGCCCTGGTGCGTTGACGGCGCCCAATTACACCCACCAAATCACAACCCGCTTCGGCGGGTTTTGTTTTTTCAGTGGCGCCGCTGGCGTTGACTCCGAGGAAAGCCAGGCGACAGTGACCGTTACGGCCCGGCGCGGGCGCAACGCAGGACACGACCCATGGCAACCAAACCCAAAGTAGGACAGATCGCTCAGAAAAAAGCCCGTTGGGTAGATGCCGATCCTGCCGATTTTGAGTGGGCCGGGATTGCTGATGCGCCAGTGGCGGCCTCTGCTGCGGCGCCTGTTGCAGCCGAAAAACCCAGCGTAGCCCGCCGCATTGGCGATGTGGGTTTGTCGCTGGGGCAGGGGGCTTTGGGCTCGTTCAAGTCCATCAGCGACTTTTTGGGCGCGGACAACCCTGTATCGGGTGGGCTGGATGATGCGTCAAAGTTCTTGTTCGCACAAAAAAGCGCACAGTCTCAGGCCGCGACGCAAGCCAGCATGGCCCGCATCAAAGAGGCGGAAGCGTCGGGCAGCAAACTAGATGAGGCGCAGGCCTATCTGGGGATGTTGTGGGATCAGCCGGCCGAGATGATCGCACAAGGGGTGGGATCGTTCGCCACCTTGGGTGTGGGCAAAGTGGCTCAGGCCCTCAAGCTGGCACAGGCGGCCAAAGCGGCAGGCGTGAGCAAGGATGTGTTTTTAGCATCCGGTGCCGCCAAGCAAGCGGTCGAGGAAGCCGCAAAGTTTGGTTTTAAAACCAACATTGGCCTGGGCGCCGTGCAGGGTGTTGGCGCGGTCAAGGGCTCCCAGTTCGAGCAAACCTACGAGAACGCCAGACAGCAAGGCATGCCAGAAGAGGAAGCCCGCGCGCTGGCCGCGCAAGCGCAGGAGTATGGCGGCGCAGGCACGATGCAGCAGGTGCTTGGTGGTGTACTTGGTGGTGTGGCGTCTGCCACCGGGCCGATTGAGCGCACCTTGCTTGGCGCTGGCAAGAAGCCCGTTCAATCGGGCGTGATGTCTTCCGTGGCCAAGGGTTTTGGCAAAGAATTTGCGACTGAAGGCGGCCAAGGCGCGCAAGAGCGCTTTGCGGGCAATGATGCGGCGGTGGACGCCGGTGTGCTGGCGCCAGAGCGACGTATGCAAGGCGTGGTAGGTCAAGGCCTGATGGAAGGCACGATTGGTGGTTTGTTGGGTGGTATTACCGGCCCGCTTGAAGGTCAGGCGGCAGCGCTAGACCCAGCCGTTAACCCCGCAAAGGAAGCCGCCGACGCCATCCGAGCCACCGAGAAGCTACCCGAGTCCGGCGCGCTGACCAAGGCGGTGAATGCAGGCGTGGAGGCCAAGGCGCAGGCGGTAGAGGCTGGCGCCCCGCTGGTGGATGAGCAGGCGGCAGCCGAGCCCGTGCCCGAGCCTGTGGATGACCCGGTGCGCGATCAGATTCTCGCCCTGCCCGATGGCGCCCGCCAGGACGCCTTGCGCGCCTATGCGGTTCTGAATCGGCCGGATGCGGCGAAAGGTGTACTCCAACTCAACCGCAAATTGCTGGATCGGCTGCTGGCTGAGAATGCACCACCTCCTGTGCTGGGCGAACGCCTGACCGATACCGACATGGGCTCCATGCTGGGTGGCGGCGGCATGGCCGGGCGGGCCGACCCGTTGGCTGGCGCGCTGGGAATGAACAATGAAGCGCAAGCCGCGGCCATCACCAACGTGGCCAATGTGGCCGAACGCCGCCCCCCGATGCCCGCCAGCGATGCTGCGCGCATGCTGGACGAAGCCCGCAATCGTGGGCTGGATTTGGCTGTGGCCGAGCATCCTGCAGGTGGCTTCGTGCTGGTCCCGCCCAATTGGGTGACGCCAGACATGGCCGCCCAGGGCGAGGCCCGGCTGAACGAAACGATTGCCCGCATGCAGCAGGCTGATGCCGCGCCCGTGGAGCGTGCGCCACGCACCCGCACAGATGGTGTGGGCCTGGATCTGCAAACAGACCCGGTGCAGAACTATCTGGACAACCTGCGCGGCGTGAACACGCCAGCAGCCCGCGCTTACGTGCGCGACTTCGACGCTGGCCGCATCACGCCCGCCGATGTGCAGCAGCGCATGCAGGCCGAGAAGGGCCTGACGCCAGAGCAGCGCCTTGCCCGCGCGGCATCCGAAGCGCCCGCCCAGACCGACCCTGTGGCAGACCGCTTGCGCCAGGCTGTATCGCAACGCGCTACGCCAGCGCCCACCGACATCCTGAACCCAGCCGGTGAGCCGTTCAAGACCCGCATGGCAGCAGACCGTGCAGCCAAGAAGACGCCCGGTGCCGTGGTGCCCGTGGCGGGTGGCTTTGTCGTTCGCCCGCAGGAGCCCGTGAATGTCCAAGACGTACCGCAAGCACCCCAAGTACCTCAAGCAGCCCCAGCTATCAGCCAGCCAGGCCAAGCGCCGCAAGCTGTGGGAGCACAGCCCGCAGGCCCAGCCGCCGGAGTACCCGCAGCGGGAGCTGGGGCGGTGGAAGCCGCTGGGGTAGAGGCCGCACAGGCTGGCCCGGTAGCGCAATCCGCGCCGGCCGACTTCTGGAGTTTTGCAAAGTCCAAGGGGTTCACGCCAGGCCAGATCAAGGTGGGCACACCCGAGCATGCCGCCCTCAAAGCCGAGTACGACTCGCTCAAGGGCGGCGCTGCGCCTGTGCTGCCGCCGCTGGAAGCGCCGCAAGACGTGAACATGCAGAACCGCGACCGCGGCCGCGCGGCTTCGGTGGTGCAAATGAGCGACATTGCGCGCAACCCCGACTACATGCGCCTGGGCCCCAGCCGCACACCGGACAGTGGAGCGCCCATGGTGTTTGCCGTGGGCGACGACCTGAAGGACATTGCGCCTGACGCCTATGGCCGTGAGGATGTGGCGGTAATGAGCGACGGCCAGCGGGTGCCGTTCCGCTATGCCGTGGTGGATGCCACCAAGGTGAACCCTTCCAACTTTGCAGACGGGCGCCGCAACGAGTTGTTCGACTCTACGGTGCCGGGCACGCTTAAGGCGCTGAACAATGGCCGCACGGCGGGCATCCGCGGTGCCCACGAACTTGGCACGGCTGGCGAGTACGTGCAGGCCATGCAGGCTGACACTCCAATGCACGGGATTTCGCCCGACATCATTGCGCGCACGCCGAATGCCGCCCTGGTGCGGGTGTATTCGGACAGCGACAACACGGCAGGCATGGCCGCCAAGAGCCAGGGCCAAGGCCTGGGCATGAGCCCTGCCGAGCTGGCGCGCCAGGATGCACCGCTGATGGACTCCAGCGTGCTGGCGGTGTACCAGCCTGGCGAAGTGACCAGCGCTGCCAATCGCGACTTTGTGCGGGCCTTCATTGGCAAGTTGCAGGGCGCTGGCCAGGATGTGGCCGGGATGATGACGGCAGACGGCCAGCTGTCACAAGACGGCCGCAAGCGCATCCAGGCCGCGCTGATGCAGGCCGCCTATGGTGATTCCGACATCGTGGAAGAAATGTTTGACTCCACCGATACGGACATCAAGGCGATTGGCGAAGCGCTGAAAACCGTGGCCGGGCAGTGGGCCAACATGCGCGACTCTGCCCGCCTGAACGCCATCAACCCGCAAACCGACATTACCGACAACCTGCTGCAGGCCATTGGCCTGATCCGCAAGGCGCGCCGCGACGGCATGAGCCTGTACGACCTGGTGAACCAGCCGGATCTGATGACGGGCGAGACTCCCGCCGAGATGACGGTGGGCATGCTGCGCCTGTTCTACAGCGGCCAGTACCTGACCCGCGCCATTGGCAAGGAAAAGCTGACCCAGCATCTGGCCGACTATGTGCAGGGCGCCATGACGACCAGCGCAGACGCTGGCATGTTTGGCGACGTGGTGACGGCTGGGGACATTCTTGCGACAATCGTCAACCGACTCAATGAAGGACAAGGCAATGCAGAAGCTCAACCCCAAGAAGGCCGAGGACAACCCGCTGGCAGCGTCGATACTGGGCGCGGTCCTGGTGAAGGCCAGCCGGGAATCGGGGGACAAGCAGCAGGAGAAGGCGGGCCTGGATCTAATCAAGATCGCGGAGGCCAACCCGGACAAAATGCCCAGGCTCAAGCCCAACAGCAAGATGGCCAAGGCAATCCAGGCGGCCAAGAAGGTAATGGCGCCCAAGCAGCCGCTGCCCCAGGAGGACAGCGCGGCGAACCTGAAGCACAAGCCGCAGGTGTAAAGGCCGAGAAGCCCAAGAAGGCGGCGAAGCCGAAGACGGCAAAGGATTCAAAAACCAAGGCAGAAAAGCCAGCAGCAACGCCATCAGACGCGGCCCAGCAGTTGGAGCGCGATTTCCGCACATTCCCGACGCAGATTCTCAACAACCTACTGGAGCGTGGCGAGGCTGCCAAGCTCTACAAGGCTGCAAGCGTCAAGGGGTCAAGTGCATTTGATGGCCTAGCCATGGACGAAAAGGCTGCGGCCTACGTCAAATATGTGGAGCAGGGCGGCAAGCCAGTAGAAGGTCTGCCCAAGGATTACAACGCCTGGGCGGCAAGCCAAGAACGCGACGCAGTGGTGCGCCGCCTGCGGTCTGACCGTGTGGTTCGCCAAGAAAACGGGAAGCCATTCAAATCCAAAATCAGCGCGCAGCAATTTCAGGAGCGCTATGACCTGACTGGCACCCATGAGGTTGTGCAAGCGGCTGGCGGTTTTGAATTGCGTCAATTGTCGATTGCAGCACAGGCTGAACTGAAGCGCAAAGCCGAAGGCCGCGAGAACTACACCGAAGCGCAGGCTGCCGTAGCCGCCGAAATGGGCATTGGCGTAAACGAAGATGGCGAATGGGATGTCACCGATGCGCAGTTTGACGAGTTGGAGCGCAGGACAGCCGCGCGCTTGAAGGGAGAGAAGGCAGCTCCACCTACCGAGCCCGAGCCACTGCTGACCGCCCAAACCCCCGAGGAAATCGTGGCCCGCCAGGACGCCGCCGAGGCAGCCAAGCGCGAGCAGGAAGCAGCCGACCGCAAGGCGCGGGAGCAAGAGCGCCAGGCCGAGGAGCGCAAGCGCATTGCCCAGGCGTCAGAGCGTGCAGCGGATAACTTTGAACTGGGCCAGGACGCGCTGGACAGCCTGACCGGGCAGACGAATATTTTTGACATGCCCGCCGAGGCGCCAGCACCAGCGCCGGCACCAGCTGTAAGCGCGAACACGGTGTTTACCGAAGACGCCGCCGCCAAGGCGCGTGAGCGCCTGAAGAAGAAGCTGGGACGCCTCAATAGTGGGATTGACCCAGAAATGATGATCGACGGCATCACGCTGGCCGGTTATCACATTGAGAAGGGTGCCCGCACCTTCGCCGCCTATGCCAGCGCCATGCTGGCAGACTTGGGCGACGGTGTGCGGCCCTATTTGAAATCGTGGTACATGGGTGTCAAATATGACCCGCGTGCCGCAAGTTTGGACGGCATGGACAGCGCGGCCGCCGTTGAATCGGCCGATGTGGACGCGATTACCGCGCAGGAGAACCAAGATGCAGCAGGTGCCAATGGCAGTGTGGAACCAGATCGCGGCGATGCAGCCGCTGAGCCAGCCATGGGCGACGCTGTTCCGGCTGACGCCCGAGGAGCTACCCGCCCAGCTGGACAAGCTGGTGGACAAGCCACTGGAGAAGGCCGGGGCCGACAACCGCGTGGTGCTGGCGTACCGACTGGTGGCCCCGCTGCTGGTGGAAACCGAGGCGATTTCCTCTTACCTGGAGGAAACGCAGCAGCCGATGCTGCGAATGTCTCTGCCGGAAGTGACTTCAGTGAACGAGGCAGTGACATTGGCGTCGATGGAGTATCCATTGACCCCATTCCAGCAGCGCAAGTTGACGCAGTTGCTCAAACAGGCAATGACAAGCTAAGCAAGCTGGAGCGCCAGCGCGCCGCTGAAAAGGTGCCGGTCAAGCCCGGCGACCTGGACAACATCAAGGCGACGCTGCCCTACCTGCTTGCAGGCCAGCAGGAGGATGTGAAGAAGGCCGAGGACCGTTTCGCGGTGCCTGACGGCTACGGCATGCTGTTCACCAATGGCACGGGCACGGGCAAGACTTTCACTGGCCTGGGCGTGGTCAAGCGCATGCAGCGCCAGGGCAAGACCAACACCCTGATTGTGGTGCCTGATGACAAGATCGCCGCCGATTGGGTGGAGTCTGGTGAGCCGCTGGGCCTGAAGATCACCAAGCTGAAGGACACACAGGACGCAGGCAAGGGCATCGTCATCACGACATACGCCAACCTGGGTGAGAACGATGCGCTGGCGCGCCGCCAGTGGGATCTGGTGGTGGCGGATGAATCGCACACGCTGATGCAGTCGGCGGACGGCAAGGTGACAACCTACCTGGCCAACCTGCGCGCCATCACCCACCACCCGGACGGGGCGAGCCAGCGCCACACCATGCTGAACCGGGATGATCTGAACCGGCAGCGTGACCTGACAGCACGGATTGAGGGCAACAACAAGATCCTCAACAACCTGGACACGATGGACGCCATGATGGAGTCGGTGCGCCAGGAAAACGCCAAGCTGCAGCGCGAGGCCGATGCGCTGGCCGCCAAGTTGCGCGAGGCGCGGGAGGCTGTGCAGGCTGAGGTGGACGGTATGCAGGGCGCCAAGCGCGCCCGCCTGCTGGCCTTGTCGGCCACGCCGTTTGCCTACGAGTTCACTGTGGACTGGGCCAATGGCTACTTGTTCGACTACAACGAGGGCCAACCCAGCGACAAGACCGAGTCCCGCGGCTACAACCAGGGCGACAACCGCGAGCGCTTCTTCATGCAGCACTTCGGTTACTCGATGCGCTACAACAAGCTGACCAAGCCGGACCCCGCCAAGGTGGATACGGGGCTGCTGCAGCGCAATTTCAACGGCTGGCTGCGCAAGAAGGGCTCTTTGTCGGCCCGTATGCTGGATGTGCCCGCCGACTATGACCGCCGCTTTGTGCTGGTGGACTCTGGCATTGGCAACCAGATTGACGAGGCGCTGAACTGGGTTTCTGAAATGGCCCGCGAGGACGCCAACAAGAACGGGTATTCAGCGCTGCGCGACGTTATCAGCAAGAAATTCGACTTCCTGAGCCGCCGCTACCTGCTGGAGGCCATCAAGGCGACCGAGGTGATTCCTATCGTGCGCCAGCACTTGGGCCTGGGCCGCAAGGTGGTGGTGTTCCACGACTACAAGAAGGGCGGGGGGTTCAACCCGTTCGATATTGAGGTGCCGCGCACACTCCCCGAGGACTTCCCCGAGGAGCGCAAAGCCGACTTTGAGGCCTACAAAGAGGCGCTGACAGAGTTCCGTTCCCGCTTCAAGCGCCTGGTGAACGCACCGCTGAGCGACTTGGATAGCCCGATCGAGGTGTTCAAGCGTGAGCTGCCCGACACCATGCTGGTGAACGGCGACGAGAAAAAGGCGGATCTGCTGGAGCGCTACAAGCGATTCCAGGACGACGCCAGCGGCCCGCAGGTGATGCTGGTGCAGTCGGCCAAAAACAAGGGCTGGAGCGGCCACGACACCACGGGCAAGCACCAGCGCGTGCTGATTAACCTGGGCCAGCCTACTGCGCCCACGCTGGCCATCCAGCAAGAGGGCCGGATTTACCGCACTGGTCAGGTCAGCGACGCCATCATGCGCTACCTGAACACCGGCACCAACTGGGAGAAGTGGACTTTTGCCACCACCATTGCAGGCCGCGCCAGCACTGCCGAGAACCTGGGCATGGGCGAGCAAGCCCGCGCACTCAAAGACTCATTCATTTCCGCGTTTGAGGAGTCGGACACCTACCCTCCAGGCCACGAAGGCGAGGGCAAGGGCGGCAAGGAGCGGGACCAGATGGCCAATGCCGCCATTACCGCCTACGACCGCGCGAAAACCTACTACTGGGCGACCCAGAAAAAGAACAGCAAGACCAAGGCGCAGGAGGGTGTGGACTACTTCGCCACGCCTGAGCCCGTGGGCTTCAAGATGGCTGAGTGGCTGGGCCTGCGAGGCGGCGAATCGTCCCTGGAGCCCAGCGCCGGGCACGGGGCCATTGCGCGCTGGCTGCCGGAAATCAGCAACCGCACGGTGATTGAGCCATCCACCACGCTGCGCGCCCGCCTGGCCATGGCCATGGATGCCAGCAAGGACCGGATCATTGACGGCACGTTTGAGGATCACAACATCGTCAACAAATATGACGGTATTGCGATGAACCCGCCCTTTGGTGTGGGTGGCAAGACGGCCATTGAGCACCTGGCCAAAGCGGTGAAGCACCTGCGTGACGGTGGCCGGATTGCTGCGCTGATCCCGACTGGCCCAGCTGCTGACAAGCGGTTTGACCAGTGGATGTATGGCGAGACTGAGCGCCTATCCAAGCCGATCTACAAACACCCAACTTTGGGAGAGATTCACCGCGGCGATACCGTAACGGTGGAGTTCATGGGGCGTGCGATTGACGTTGTTGCGGATCGCGTGGACCGCGCCGCATCTGGGGACTTTCTCCGTGCGCCTGGCGAGGATCGGTTTGCAGGCAAGCCGCTGACCCTGGCCAAGAGCATTAAGCCAGGACCGCGTGTAGAAAAGTTCCGCCCCGCGGACGGCGTTTACATGGTGGCCGAAATCAAGCTGCCGCAGGTGACGTTTGAACGCGCCGGCACGGCGGTGGTCACGCGCATCGTCATTCTGGAAAAGCAGTCGAACAAGGACAAGGCGCCCAATGCCCGCCCAGCCATTGACCTGAGCGACACCAAAGACATTGGCCAGCTGTTTGACGAAATCGAAGACATCAGCATGCCGCCGCGGGCAATGTCAGCCGAGCAGGAGGCCGCAGCCCAGGCAGAACGCGAGCAGGCCGAGCGCGAAGCCAAGAAGGCAGAGCGGGCCCAGGCGAAGGTCGAAGGCAAGCCAACAGCACCAAAGGCACCCAAAGCCGCCAACCCTGACGCCGTGGGCACGGTGGACCGCAACGGCGCGGAAATCATCACGCACACCACCGGCAAGGGCAAGGTTCTGACCGGCATCGTGCGCACAGACCTGCTGAAGGACGAGGCGCAGAAGATTGACCCGTTCACCTTCCGCAAGGATGGGGGCTGGTTTATCCGCGAGGTGTACCTGAAGCCTGAAGGCGACTCCCCAATGATGAGCCGTGGTGCCCCCGGCGCCATGAACGAAACCACTGTGCGCCAGGTGGCCGACACCATCGCCGCCCGCTGGGCCCAGGCGCCGACGATCATCGTGGTGCCCAATATGCAGGACATGCGCGTACCAGAGGCTGCGCGCCTGGAGGATGCCCGCCAGCGTGCAGGCGGCGCCACTGGTTCGCCCCGTGGCTTCTACTACCGCGGCCAGGTGTATCTGGTGGCAGATGGCCTGACGAGCGTGCGTGACGCTGCAGAAACCCTGTTCCACGAAGCGCTGGGGCACCACGGCCTGCGCGCCATGTTTGGCAAAGACCTGGACGGCATCCTGGACCAGATCGCCATGGCCCGGCCCGATCTGATGAAGCCCAAGGCCGAGGAGTATGGGAAAGACCTGAAGGTGCAAAAGCAGCGCCGAGAGGTGGCCGAGGAAGTGCTGGCTGAACTTTCACAGGTCCGGCCAGACATCGGCTTTGTAAAACGTGCGATCGCAGTTATCAGGACGTGGCTGAGAGAAAACGTCCCGTACTTCAACAACCTCAAGCTAACTGATGCTGAGATTGTGAATAATTACATCATTCCCGCACGCGGCTTTGTGGAGCGCGGGCGCGCGGCTACCGTTGCAGCCCCTGAGGTTCAGGGCGGTTTTGAGCCAGCATTCAGCCTGGGTGAGGATGCAGGAAAGAAGGCGTTGGCCGAGTTTGCCAAGGCGGACGAGTTGTTTGCGCTGCCGAAGTCTGGCAAAGATACGGTGGCGGGGATCGCTGCTGACATTGACTCCAAGATTGCTGTCCGCGTGACGCGCCTGCCCGGGGAGACAATGTACACATTGAACCATCCTGACTTCGGCGTGGCGCGCATCACAGAGCGCACCGGCAATCCCTACGGCCCCAGCCTGTATGGCTACAACCAGGTGGACGGAGAAATCACCGACCAGATCACTGAGCGCCCCGGGGAGAACCCCGAGGATGTGGACCCGCGCACAGGAGATGTGTGGCTGGATGTGTCGCTGCTTAAGCCCGGGCAGGGTGGGGAGAAGGTCTACGCCATCGCCACGAACTACGCCCACAACACAGGAAAGATTTTCATTGGCGACCCGGCCGGCCTGAGCACGATAGCGCTGCGCCGCCGCCTGGAGCAGATGCTGTCCAGCGCCCTCAAGTTCGGCACCACAGCGCACCTGGCACCACACCCCGATCAGGTACGCGGCGGCGATGGCGTTCCACCTCTGCGCTGGGTGTATGGCGACGACGTGGGCAACGTAGAAAGAATGATTGCGGCCAGCGTGAAGGCGCTGGATAATGCAATGCCGACCTCCAAACTTATCGCATATGACCCCGACCGAGGCTTCTACCGAACCGACACCGGACGTTCTCTGGCTCGCGGACAACTGGCTTTCGTTCTCAAGCGATCCGCCTCCGAGTATCGCTTGGCTCATGGAGCAGGAGCAGCGGGACAAGCGGGTTGGCGAACTATTGCGCGAGCAGCATTATTCCGACACCTCCAAACCACACCCATTGATGGCGCGCGGCAACTACCCGAACGAGGAAGCCTTCTGGCTCGGGCAGGCGAGGATGTATCCCGGCTTGGTCGTGGCCGAGATGGAGGCGAGGCGTTTGGCGCGGATGAGCGCATCTTCTACAGCCGCACTGCAGGCAGCGTAGACGACGGCCCAGGCGCCCGCATTGGCGCCGCCATCAAATCCATCACCGTTTCCAACGTCAAGCAGCGCGCTGGCTTCAAGCTGACGGACTACCTGGGCATTGGGCTGCAGGCCCTGGGCCGCCGCCAGATCGTGGACATCTACGGCGACTTGGTGCCGCTGGCCGAGTACAACCGGCTGGTGCAGCAGATGGAAGCCGACAAGAACGAGGGCGGTGCCGAAGCTGACCAGCTGGTGACGCGCTGGTCCAAGCTCCAGGATGAATCCAAGCTAGCCGACCTGATGCACGATGCCACCTTGGCGCAGATCGACCCTGCCGAGGATTTGGTGGATGGCGACGACAAGGGCAAGTACCTGGAGCTGCGGCGCAAGTACAACCTGCTGAGCGACGATGCCAAGAAGGTTTACGCCGATACGCGGGATTCCTACAAGTCGCACCACGCCAAGGTGCGCAGCGCCATCAAGGAGCGGATCGAGCGCAGCGAGATCAAGGGCGAGCGCAAGGCGGCGCTGCTCAAGCAGATGGACGACGAGTTTTTCAAGGCGGTGAAGGGGGTGTACTTCCCTCTGGCGCGTTTTGGCCAGTATGCGGTGACGGTGAAGGGGCCAGACGGCAAGGTGGAGAGCGTGAGCCGGGCAGAAACCAAGGCCGAGGCCGAGGCGCTGCGCAATAACCTGCTGTCGGCCTTCCCGCGCGACAAAGGTTTCACCGTGGGCCGGGTGATGCTGTCCAAGGACTTCATCGCTGACCGTGACGCGGTGGGCCGCGGCTTCATGACCGAGCTGTACCAGGTGCTGGATAAGCAGGACATGGACGCGGCACAGCGTGCAGAGCTGGAGGACACGCTGGGCCAGCTGTACCTGTCGAGCCTGCCTGACCTGAGCTGGGCCAAGCACGGCATTCACCGCAAGGGCACGCCGGGGTTCAGCCAGGACGCACGCCGGGCGTTCGCGCAGAACATGTTCCACGGCGCCCGGTATCTGGCAAAGCTGCGCTACTCGGACCTGATGCAGGACGAGTTGGCTGCGATGCAGCGGCATGTGGACGACTGGCGCGAGGTGGAGGACTTCGACCAGAACAGTGCCCAGCGTGTGGTGGACGAGATGAACAAGCGCCATGAGTCGCTGATGAACCCCAAGAGCAACCCGGTTTCCACAGCGCTGACCAGCCTGGGGTTCGTGTTCCACTTGGGCTTGTCCCCCGCATCGGCCATGGTCAACCTGAGCCAGACGGCGCTGGTGGCGTACCCGATCATGGGGGCCAAGTGGGGGTATGGCAAGGCCAGCGCCGCGTTGCTCAAGGCCAGTGCCGAAGCGGCAAAGGGCAAGAACGACATCACGGCATCGCTCAATGCCGACGAGCTGGCGGCCTACAACGAGGCGGTGCGCGCGGGCACCATCGACGTGACCATGGCGCACGACCTGGCCGGGATCGCCCAGGGCGAGGACATGGGGGTGATGTGGAAGATCCGGCCAGTAATGCGCTGGGCATCGTTCCTGTTCCACCACGCCGAGCGCTTCAACCGCCAGGTGACGTTTGTGGCGGCCTACCGGCTGGCGCGCGAGGCGGGTGCCGACCACAAAGCGGCTTTTGAGCAAGCGACGAAGGCAACCTACGATGGCCACTTCGACTACGGCGCGGCAAATCGCCCACGGTTCATGCAAGGCAATGTGGCCAAGGTCCTGTTGCTGTTCAAGCAGTATGGCCAGAACATGGTCTATACCCTGGCACGCAATGCGCAGCAGGCCATCAAGGGCGAATCGCCAGAAGTCCGTGCACAGGCGCGCAAGGCGCTGGGCGGGTTGCTGGCCACCCATGCAGCAGCCGCCGGGGTGCTGGGCCTGCCCATGGTGACAACCTTGCTGGCGGCTGCCTCGATGATTGGCGGGGATGACGACGAGCCATGGGATGCCAAGGTGGCGCTACAGAACATGTTGGCCGACACTTTGGGCCAGAAGCCAGCAGAAGTTCTGGCGCATGGCCTGTCGCGCCTGACGCCATGGGACATTTCCGGCCGGGTAGGCCTGGATCGGCTGATCTTCCCTGACGTGCAGGAGGGCCTGGAAGGGCAGCGCCTGGGTGAAGCCGCTATGGCTGCAGCGCTGGGTCCGGTGGCTGGTATCGGCATCAACGTGCTCAAGGGCCTGCAGGATATGTCCCAGGGGCAATATGCGCGCGGGCTGGAAGCCATGATGCCCGCAGCACTGCGAGGGCCAATCAAAGCGATTCGCTACGAGTCCGAGGGCGTGCAGGACAAAACCGGAGTGGTCATCCAGGATGAGGTGAGCTTGGCTGGAGTGGCGGGTCAGTTCCTGGGCTTCTCGCCCTCGGAAGTGCGCAATGCCACTGAGGGCAAGAGCGCGATCTACCAGCAGGACCGTGCTTTGGGCGAGCGCCGCCAGGAGTTGCTGGCCAAGGCAGCACGCGCCACCATGGCCAAGGATGCCGAGGCACGGGCCGAAGCAATGCAGGAGATCCAGCGCTTCAACCAGAAGAA